AGGCAACTTAGTTGGTGGTCTACTATCTAAAGTTTCTGGACAAAAATCTCCAGTGGATCAGATTATTGCTTTAGGTGAACATGGACAAAATATTGAGAAAGCAGGTATTGGTGTTGAGAAACTTGGTGCTGGACTTAAGATGTTCTCTGATATTAAACCAGAAAATATTAAAGCCATTGCTGCATTACCTACTGATAAAATTGTTGCTATGGGTGCAGCGATGGGACAAGCAAACTTCGTTTCCAATCAATCAGCTGCCAATGATGGAGCCAGAACTGCTGCAGTAGCAGGTGGTGGTAGTGGTGGTAATACTGTTGTCGCTCCAGTAACAAATAATAAGACAACTAATAATTCAGTGGTTCAATTACCTGTTCGCAATCAAGAACAAACAATGAGTCGATACGTTAGGTCACGATTCGCAACATAATAAAAAAGGGAGCCGAAGCTCCCTTTTCTTTTCTACTCTAAAGATTAATCTTCTTTAGCAATCTTCTCGAAATAAGACATTACATCTTCATCGTCGTCACTAGCTGACGCAATGGATGGTGCAGGTTTACTTGCGATCTTTGGTGCAGAAGCAACTGGACGATCTTCTTCCTCAGAAAGTTCAGCTGCAGATTTACCTGCAAAAGAATCACCAGACAATACTTCTTCCAGTTTCTTTTTCAACTCATCATAAGACTTGAAGTTCTTACGATCGAGGAACTCTGCCAATTTATATTGAGCATTAGCAACCTTAAGAATTGCTTCATCGTCAGATGAAATTGCAGATGGCTCAGCGAAAGCAGATTCATCATAATTGGTATAACCATCCTTCTTACGCATACGCAGTTTGAAGTTGGCACCTTCCCAGAAGTCGAACACGTTCACTGGCTTTTCATCTTCGAAAGTAGGACGTGCTTTGTCCATAATCTTATCAAAGATTTTCTTACCAAATTTAAATAGGAATACTTTACCTTCGTTCTCTGGGTGCTTAGGATCAGAAACGATCAACACGTTAGCGATAAAACTTAGTTTACGCTTTTGTGCTTGAGCAATTTTCTTGTTGGCTTCAGAACCAGAGTTCCAAAGTTTGGTGTTCAACTCACCGACTGGATCGTTCTCATTAAGAGTAGTGAGGGAATTTTCAATATACCATTTCCCAGTCGGACCTTGGAATCCATGAGAAAATATACGAACCCATGGCAACTCATCACCCTCTACACGTGGTAGAAAGCGAAGTGTGGCTGTACCATTACCTGCTTTATCACCTTCTAGTTTCCAGAAGCGATCATCAGCATATGACTTAGTTTGGGTTTGGGGATTTGCGATTTTCTCGAACTCTCCAGCGATTTTGCCGAAGTCAGAATTGCGCATTTTGCGAAGTGCTTGAATGTCCATAGTATTTCCTTTCGTATTTACGGAGTATCGTCGTTTGTATTAGTATTATGTTGTATAAAAATCTCATCATGAATTTCAAGTGTATCCTCGAAAGGATCATCATAATCTTCTTCAACATAACTATTTAGCGTTTTCATACCTCCACTCTTTTTATTATTAGAATGTTTAGCATGTTTACCAGATCGCTTACTGGCTTGCTCATCATCGAATTTCTTCGAATGATTATTCCAAGTCTTGCCCATTTTATAACTCTTTAACTTCTTCCAAGAAACTATTAAAAACTTTTTGAATTTTAATCTTATCGTATTTCACGAAACCTTTAGATTTTTCAATTCTACGTATATCGTTTTCCCAAAGTAATATCATTGACGAGTTAGTTTTCCAAGTATCAATCATAGGATGAAAGTCATCAATAATTCTGACTGTTTCAAGTGTTATCTGATTACCAAGGAATAATTTAAGTATACTACAATAACCTTTATTTGTCAAGTTAAAAATAAAATCTTCTTTAAATTTATTCTTGCAAGCATCCAATAAAATTTTATTGCAATCATCAGAGAAAATTTTAGTGATACTTTGCTTTCTGCGATTCCACTCAATCAAATTACTTTCTGCTTCTTCCATAGAATAAACTGCTGTATCACTACCATAAGCAAAGGTAGCCACATAATATTGTATCAAATCCTTATCAACAGGATATTTCCTTGCAAGTTTCTCGAACATTAAACGATCGTTCCTTGCATTAAATGCATCACGTGTTCCCTTTAGGTTACCACGATTTTTAAATACATCGAAATTGTCTTTGGTGAAATGGAGTTTGACAGCTATGTAATACTTATACGCTTTAAATCCGTCCACTTAGTTTCTTCCTACATTCTTCTTTTACTTTAGGTGGAATATCTGGAGAGATCTCTACCCAAGTACAATCATATCGAATAGTTCTGTTTTCTTGTTTTGCGAGAACATAAAAAAGCGACCCTATCATAATTACATATGCAACTGCTGGTATAACTAACCAGAAATACTTAAACATCCAGTTGTGCTTTCTTAGGGAGATAATTTAACTCTTGCATATTAAGAGCCACCTTTTCTTTTAAGGATTTATTGACTAACTTAGCAATATCCTGTGGCTCAAGATAGTTCTCTTTACAATATTCAAGAATAGCATCCATGTGCGTGATGCGTTTTTCATTGACAACTTGTTCAATGTAAAGAGAAAATTCGTTTGAAGTTTTAAACATTCTTAGCGTGTTTATTGAGGTAATAACTGGCTGTTCTAATAGCATGATTAAGTTCCGAATATTCTTTCGATTTAAGATTATAAAGTTTCCAGATATTAGTATCAGTTTTTTCGGGATCCATTTTGTTACCGAATTTATCCAGATACATACTAAAAAATTTGTCAAGTTTCATTTTGTCATTCAATAGGCTAATGTAAAGATCTTGAACATCCTTAACATCACCTGCATGACTTGCGGATACAATTTTATTCAATTTAGCGTTCATTATTTAGTCTTTCGTTGTATATGAGCAATAACTTCTTTCGCATCTTTATATCCAGACAACTCTACTGCTTGTTCTAGATAGTCTTGCGATTGATTAAAGAGTTTTTCACGTTGAATGCGAGCAAGTTCTACAATGTTCAATTCATAAAACTCTTGATCCGTAGAACCATCGTTATAAACATGTTCCCACGTTCCATCTTGCTTTAAACGAATCTTCATTAAGATCTTTTTGTCCATCAACCTCTCCTCATTTTAGCAATGTCAATCGCTTCCTGATCTGAAAAGATAGGAACAGCATTTGACTTATGCATAGTACCAATACCTTTTATTTTTGTTCCAGTGTAAACTTTAGGAGCTGCCTTAAGAGCAGGACCCATATCCTTACCACCATTAAGGCTAGGGATATGTTGAGTTTCTCTAATAAACGGCTTGGATGTGCTAAGAGTAG